ATGCCATGAACGAGAAGATGGGTGAAGCATTCAAAGCTATCGCCAAGATCGTCTAATTCATGGAGGGTGACCGGCAGGCACCGAGGTTCAAGCCCTCGGCACTCACGATCAGGGAACAGTCCCTGACATAGACATGGAGGAGGATCCATGGCAGTACAAGGAATAAGATATGAAACAATGACCGACATTGATGGCAATGTCTACGACGAAGAGTCTGGACAACATGCCTTAAGAGCTCTAGGGTTATTGGTAGAGAAATTACCATGCTGGAACATTGATGTCTGCAAGTCACATTCACCTGAAGAGGTTCACGATCTCATTGACGAGAGAGATGGCGATTTCAGTGACGAAGGAGTGCAAATGCCTCTCCTTAAGCACAAGGGAGAGTACCTGTACCCATCTCGTGAAGACCCAGCAATATGGGACGACCGACCATCCTTTGATGAGGACGGCAATGCAGGGTACTACTACTGCTTCGTATGTGGCGAAGAGCTAAAGGGCTAACTGGTAAGACCAGCTGGGGGTTCATGACCCCCTAGCTCACGATCAAGCAACAATGCTTGACACAAAGCTATGAGGAGGAATCATGGCAACATTTAAAGAAATAAAAGCTAACAGCATCTACAGAGTAAGCGGTGACGCTTGGTCAACTAACTGGGGCAATTACCCTAGTGGTTATTACATGACACTGGACACACTGGAAGCTATCACAACACCTTTGAGAAACAAACGAACCGTCTGGCAAACAAATGAAGACGGCGAGTTCCTGAGGGATGAAGATAGCTACAGGATAGCAGTGTTAGATGATGATGGAAACGAAGTAAAGGAATTTGAATACAATAGAAATTCCAAGAAAGGATCCATCTGGATGATCAGGATACCTGATGCAGTAATTAAAACTGTAGGTATTTATGAAACCCAAACCATCTTAGAAGATGAAGACTACTGGGATGATCCAAATGTCCCTGAGTACTATGACAAGGAAGTTCGGATTGGTACGAAGCTAAACCGAGAAGTCGGTGAGCGACCAGAGATTGATCTTGACGATCTTCATCTTGTACAGACTAGGCACATTGATGACTATTGCAGAGGCGATTCGTTAGAGGCATTCTATGCATCACATGACGAAGACTACCTACGAGATCAAGCTGATAAATCAGCTTCAGCACTTGCTCAGGCAACTAACCAGCGCAAGGTCAGCGAGCTATCCGATGATACTTGGGATCTTTTCGTTAACACTGAAGGTGAGAAGCTCTTTGATCCTGAGAAATACAGGGGCGAAAGCAATCGGGAGCGATACACCAAGGGTGAAGATCACGGTGGTCGTTACGACTACCGTCCTAGGATCAGCTACGGCACTCTCTATGCAGTAAATGACCTTTTCCGTGAGCTCAAGAGATCTCAAGAAATGGCAAATTACTGGTACGAAAAGTACACAGAGCAATGTAGGGTTGTTGAAAAAATGCAAGGGGAGTAACACACAAACACCCCAGCCCTGTCCGATTAGTCGGCACCGGATTCATGATCCGGCAGGGCACGATCCATGGAACAATCCATGGGCACAAATTCATGAGGAGGAATCATGAAACAACAAGTAAGAATAATTATAGGTTCACCTGACACAGGAGAAATCTTTGAGCATGCCGACATGGGCATTGTTGAAAAGCTTGACCTGCGCCGACGACAGCACAGAGATGGCTGGGTAACGGAAGCTAGCTTCCCATCCTGCTACGCTTCAGCTGTACGATGGCTGGATGCACACGGCTACTTGGGAGAACAGACTGTTAATGAATGGGCAGTTGGGATCACAATAGGCTTAAACAGCATATACATAGGTCCTAATGGTTGCCCCAAGGGATTTGGCGAACCTACCAAGATCGTGGATGCCACGACGGTAGGCGGTCAATCAGTCCGGTACATTATCAAGGGCACTGACAAGCTAGCCAAGAGATATGAAGCATGGGATTTTGAATCAGATTCAGATCCACAGCTGTATGCTTTTGACCTAGACGTTAGGTACGTCCTTGAGATAGACGAAACCCTTGAGGTTGGAATGGACCCAATGTCACCTGTTGACTTTGTCCACCCTGATGATGTGATTTGTAGCATTGATTCAGTTACCCATCCTGATCCCTTTGAGTGGAACTCGCTCTGACCCTATCGCACTGACCGGTAAGACCGGCACCGAGCTCACGACTCGGCAGGGCACGATACCGGCAACAACGCCGGTACAATAAATGATGAGGAGGAATCATCATGTGTAAACCAATAGGAAAACCAGATGGATACAAGGACGGTAAAAGATTGGTGGACTTGTCCACCGTGCGTAAACCGATCCGTGTCTATCCTGACCGTACCGAGTACCCTGACGGAAGAGTAGTACCTTGGAGGGGATCAAAATGAGTGACGGCTTTTACGACGACTGGATTGCCAGCGACGACACAAGCGATCATTACGATCCCATTCAAGCTCAGATTGAAGGGCAGCTTGAAGAGCTAGAGCGTAAGCGTGAGCACCAAGGCTACTATGTTGATTTTGGCACAATACACATAAGCAAAGAAAACCATGATAAATGGTTTGGTGATGGAGCTCCAGCTTGGGAATCCAAGTATGGGCTCAAAAACCCTTTGATTAAATCTATTGTGGACCAGTTAGAAATTGACACTGTTGAATTGGCAGATCCCGATGATGAGTAAGCGAACCAAAGGCATACTCATGGGGCTAGTACTCCTAGCCTGCATCATTGTCACTGGCATGCTTGAGCACGATGCTTTGTGCGACGGTCACTTTGGTGAAATTGAGCCACATTGGTCATGCGACTGAAAAGTCCGATTTGACAGAGTGTGGTAATGTATTGGTAGGACCTTGGGTAAAGCCCACGCCGAGTTCGTGACTCGGAGGTCCACGATCAGGAAAATCCTGACATCGCCAGAGGAGGAACTATGGCAAAATTAACAAGAAGGAAACGAGTGAAATCCAAAGGGGCTTACCGCCACCTACCTGAGGACAAGCGACCGGTCATCCTTGAGTCATTCAAGGTTGAAGGCTTCCGATACTCATTGGAAGTAGGACGTGTGTTCAGGGCTAAGGACTACGATGGACGAGCTCGTGGCTATCACACCGTGATGTACATTCAACAGCTGCACGATGGAACGATTGAGATCCATACGAGCTGGAGAAGCACACGGTTACTCACTCCCAACAGCAAGGCTCAGCTAGAGACCAAGCGACCGGAGCAAGTGACTGCCATCACCAAAGAAGTTCGGATCTGATTACGTCCCCTCGGATCCGACAGCCCTGACCGGAGATCGTCGCTGTGAGACCGGCACCCAGTTCGTGACTGGGCAGGGCACGATCCATGGACAATCCATGGACATGACTCATAGAGGAGGACACTATGAGAGGTAAAACAGATTATGACAATCAACAGCAGATGGTCTACACCGCAGAGCGGAGTGTGGACTGGGGTGCTTTTGGTGGTAAGGAAATGCTAGGCGACCTAGAGGACGTTTGGGAGTTCGTTACCAGACTGACTCGCAGGCAATCGTTTGCGAAAAGGTACCCTAGGCTCCATCGTCGTCAAGGAACAATAAAGATGAGACCAATGAGGTACACGCCTTATGGTAGACATGTTTACGTTAAAGGTTATAGCCTTGACACCGGACGATCAATGGGTATCAAGTTCACTCCACGAGCATCCGGTGGATGCGCTAACGATGATGAGATCAGCTTATCCAAATTGGCAAGACAGAAGTACGTTGTCTTGCACGAGCTGGCTCATGCTGTTGATTACAGTGAGAATGGTGACCCAGACTTTATGTGGCACCAAGGTCACGGATGGCAATTCTGTGCCATCTATCTTAATCTTGTGGGCATGGCTCTGGGAGCTGATGCCAAGAAAGCATTGCGTCAAGCATTCAAGGACAACAACGTCAAGTACTTGCGTCCTCAGGGTGCGAAGAACCAATGCCCTTGGGATCCGAGACCAGATAGGGCATGGCACACATGAGCTAAAGGACTGACCGGCTAACGACCGGCACCGGATTCATGATCCGGCAGTCCACGATCATGTCACAACGACATGGCACAATATCATGAGGAGGAAATCATGATGATAAATACCAAAGGCAAATGCAACGAGTGCAAAAGGGAGTTTGATCTTCTAGACGAAGAAGACGCAAACGAATTTCACTTTGGACACGATTGCGAGCCTGAACCAAAGAAAGAAAAGTATGAGTATGGGATGCATAACCCTGTTCCAAACTTTAGATACGGCTACGGTGGAAGGCAGAACCGTGGCGGTCACGAAACTTGGGGGACTCAGAGATGAGTAGCGGATACGCAGTCAGACCGGTCAGCCGGTCTGACTGTGAACCGTTCATCCTTGAGATCCACTATGCCAAGAGGTTCCCAAGCGTCAGCTATCCATTTGGTTTGTTCCACGACGAAGAGCTCGTTGGCATCGTCACCTACGGTACTCCTTTCTCATCAACACTGAGGAAGGGTATCTGTGGCGATGACTACAAGCTTGACGTACTGGAGCTCAACAGGCTCGTGCTGAAGTACAATCGCCCTAACGAGGCGAGCCGGCTTGTGGGTAAGAGCCTCAGGCAGTTACCCAAGAACAAGATCATCGTGTCCTATGCCGATACGGCACAGGACCACCTTGGTGTTGTCTATCAGGCTACAAACTTTCTGTACTCTGGGCTTAGCGCCAAGCGTACAGATACAGTCGTGGCAGGCAAGGAACATCTACACAGTCAATCTGTGGTAGACGAGTTCCGAGGTCAGCCCAACAGAGCGCAGTTAATGCGTGACAAGTATGGCGATGCTTTAAGGACCGTTCAACGTCCTCGTAAGCATCGCTACGTCTTCTTTCATGGCGATAAGAAATGGAAGAAACAGGTGCTGGAAGATTTCCGGTATCCTATTGAAGATTATCCTAGAGGAGGATGATATGAATGAAAAATTATTTGAGGTGCCAGAGGAAGTCAAGATGACTTTGCTGAGACAGATGTGTCAGATGTGCAACAAGCCTCAAGAGGCTGAAGTTCCAACAAAGCTTTGGGAAAGCTATAGAGATGGCTTTAAGGATATTCAAAATATCTTTGATCCAAATGTATGGCACTGGGAAGACAGGGAGGTTGTTTTGCAATCCCATCGTCAGCATAACGGTGGGATTCATTACTACTTGTGCCCTATGTGCATGTGCAAGATAGGCTTGGCAGAGCCCCATGAGCTTAGAACTGGCATGGGTCCAGCATCATGAGCTGGAGAGAGGAAGCTTCGTGTAAGAACGAGGATACGTCTTTCTGGTTCCCTCATGCACCTACGCCTAAGGGCGGAGCTCCTAACAGGACCAAGATGAAACGTGCGGTAAGCATATGTGAGTCTTGCCCTGTCAGGAGAGATTGTTACGAGACTGCCATCCGTGACAATGAAGAAGGCGTTTGGGGGGGTCACTGGTTTAGGAAAACTAACCGTGGGAAAAACCAGAAGGTTGTGACATTAGCCTGAAATATGCGCTACCATAGAGTCATGACCGAGAAACAACAGCCGGAGCTTTTAGACGACTATATCGTTGAGGGTTTATTCGGTGGTTGGTGGGTAGTTCGGCATCGGGATAAAACCGTTGCCGTCTACCGGCTCCGAAGAGATGCCATGAGGATGGCTGACCAGTTGAAAGTGGGAACTAGAGATGGATAGGCATGTACCGGTTGCTGGACTCTGTGAAGTATGTTCACGAGCTGTGCCACCGGTACAGCCATCCAGTTCCCAAGAAGTCAGAGGGTGGAGGAGATTTGACCCACATGGTAAGCCCCTGACAGTTACAAAGATCGTGCCGACAGGCAGAGTGCTGTGCCCTAACTGCACAACACTAAACAAAGACCAAGGAAGGCTATTTTGAAACCAAGAGATATTCTAATGTCAGGAAACAAATCTGACCTAATAAGTGGACTAGCCCAAATGGTCAAACATGGAGTTATTAAAGATTTCCATCAAGCCAAAGACCCAGACACTGACACAGTGCGATGGGTCATCGCAGACAATGATGGGGAAACTCTGTATTTTAAAACGAACGAAGCACGGGCACTTGTTAAAGGTGCTATGCTAAGAAGGACTAAATGATCCCCCCGATCATACGGTCTGCCCCTCGGAGGGTAATGAGGTTGTCCTCCTCCCTTCGGCTGAAAGCGCTTTTGGATTTTTCAGTCGTTCCTCCGGGGGGCTTCAAAACAAGGAGCAAAATGAAAACTAGAGAACAATGGAAAGCACTACCTCCCAAGAAGAGAGTACCTTTAAAGCCTAAGGCTGTTAAGGGTATCTGTATCCACTGGGGAGGCGTTAAAGCACCTAAGAACGGTGAAGCCACATGGCGTAGTTACCAGAACTACCACATCAATACGATGGGCTGGTATGACATAGCTTACAATTTCGGAGTTGACCTTAATGGGCAGATTTACGAAGGAAGAGGCATGACCATAGAGAACGGTGCCAATGGAGGTATCTTCCTCAATAGGCAATACATTGCCGTGTGTGCGATCATGGGTCCGTCCAATACAGTCACACCAGAGCTCATAGAGGGTCTCAAGAAGGTTATAGGCATGATAAGGACCCACTACCCTCAAGCAGTGAAGCTCAAGGGACACAGGGAGCTTAAAAAAGCGACTAGGTGTCCGGGAGCAGAGCTCCAGAACATGATTGATAAAGGGCTACTTGAACCAAGGGTTGCCCCGACTGTTGCCCCTGTCAAATACGAAATTCTCAAAAAGGGAAGCAAGGGCGTTGAGGTTAAACGCTTACAGAAAGCACTAAGGAAGATCGTCGTTGATGGAGATTTTGGTCCCAAGACAGAGCGCCGTCTTATCCGCATACAAAAAGAACTTGACCCACATTTGGGAAAAACTTTGGGAATATGCAACAAAGAGACTTGGAACTATGTAGAGTGGACTGAGGGGCTCCTGTCACGAAAATAATGGGGCTACAGTCACTTAGGAGGACGCTTGAAGAGCCGTCATGAAAAAATCAGAGATCTAGCCAAAGAAGGCTTCATCCCTGCTGAGATCAGCGAAGTGGTCGGATGTAGCCGTCCACTGGTCTACAAGGTCCTTAATGCCCATGGAATTGCGATTCCAAGGAACCCTAAGCTACCTATGCCTTTAACAACTAGGCAGAAGACAAAGATCTTAGCGCTACACAACAAGGAGTTAAGCATCAAAGAGATACAAAGTGTCACAGGTGCCAGCTATTATCAAGTAAGAAGACAGATCAGGAGGATCAAACAATGGCAATCGTTAGACAATCTACAATAGGAAGCTTCGGCAAGTGTTCATATCAGATGAAACTGGGCCAGTCCTACGGCTACCGGACATCAATCGTTCGTGTGCTTGGGACAGCAATCCACAAAGGGATGGAGACCTACTACTCTGAACGTAAAGAGTCAGGCAAGCCCACATCCCCCATCTCTGCCTACGTTGACGCAACAGTAGAAGAGTTTGACTACGAAGTGAACAAGTCAGAAGAGATGAACTGGACCTTTCAGAACCAGACTAAATACAAGGACGAGCTAGTCCTTAACAGGGAGCACTCCATTTCGATGATGAAAGAGATGATAGAGATGTACCATGAGCACAAGTGGTACTATCCATTAGACTGGGAGATCCTAGGAGTTGAAGACTCCTTTGACATTCAGCTACCATTGGGTGTTCACATGTCCCATGGGACCATGGACCTCAGGATGAGGGACCCAAGGGGCCAGCTTATAGCAGCTGACTTTAAGACATCAAAAGAATACCCAACCAAATCCAAATGGGGAGCACGAGACACGGCACAGGCAGCCTATTACACATGGGCAGCTGCAGTCATAGAGAATGTGCACGTTAGTGAAATTAAATTCTACTTTGATGTGCTTAGCTGGATGCCTAAGAAAGCTGGTCGTGGCAAAGAGGTAGACCCAACAGCACGCTTCCAAAGATTTGATGAAAGTCGCTCACCTGTGCAAATAGATGCTACACTAAAGCACGCACAGATAATAGGTGACTTGATGGACAAGGACGCTTACGCACCCAACACACAAGGATGGTGGTGCAGCAAAAATTTCTGCGATTACTGGAACGAATGTGAGTTCGGGAAAGCATACGCAACAAGCTCTCTAAATTAGAGACCAACACTGAGATACCATGGAGGTAAAAATATGTTGGACCAAAAAACAGCCAGTATAGTGGCGCAAGTAGCTGCCAAAGCAGCTGCCGAGCTCTATGCAGGCACAGGCAATGAGGATGGCTACATGATAGCCGTTGAAGTAATCCATAACGATTTACTAAGTCGTTTGGACAACGGTGTCGTTACACCAGCTCCTCAAATACAAGCAGTACCCACTGAGCAAGTAGCTCCTGTAGTTGCTACTGTGGCAAATATAAAGCAAGCATTTCCAGATGCTCAGGATGTAAGTCCTAAGCCACCTGTTCCAATCGGCCCTAATAGTAAGGCTGAAGACATGTGGCACGATGCGATATACCATAACCAAGCTGACTACAAAGTGTGGAACACACCTAAGTCAAGCATGAACGGTGGTACATCACAGGACGTGCAGCATGAAACAGTGGTAAATGCTAAGGGCTATAAGCATGGCTTTTGGCTTGTTTCAGGTAAGGACCCTAAACTCTCTGCCCCTAAATGGGTATGGGAAGGGCTAGGGCTCCAAGCTGAGTACCAATCCAACCTTGCAGCAGGTAAGGTTATCTAATGCTCAGAGACCTCAAAGAGGTCTCTGATGAACTTAGCCAGTGGGCGGTGTCGGATCACGTCCGCATCCCCACTGGCTTTAGTTTTTTTGATGACCGTACGAATGGGGGGATTGCGCCGGGTCAGCTGATGTTCTGCCTTGCAAGGACAGGGGTCGGTAAGACTTGGCTACTAGTTAACATTGCTTGCAATGTGCCTAGTGTCCCTACAATTATATTTTCGTTGGAGATGCATGGTCGCTACATTATGGAGCGACTGGCATCAGTCCATACGAACACTCCTACTAAGCAGATAGAGACCGAGCTTCGTTCAGGGAACCGTTCTAGGGCCCTTGATGAGACTTGCCGTGACTATCCTATGCTTATGGTAGAGGATAATCCAGACTTGACAGTGGATGAGATGGAGGCAGTCATGGAGAAATACATTGAGATCCATGAGCAGCCACCTAGGTTGATTCTAATTGACTACTTAGAACTGATAAGGGCTTTTACCGACAGCCAGATGGCCAAGGTCCAAGAACTTGCTCGTGGTTTGAAGGTATTCAGTCGTGAGCATGACGTTGCTGTTGTCGTTCTTCACCAAGTGAAGAGGGGCGATGCTAACGCTGGCCATAAACCTTTGGATCTCACGGATGGCAAGTTCGGCTCTGAGGAGTCAGCTGACTTTGTGCTAGGCATGTATAGGCCTTCCATGAATCCAGCTATTAGTCAGGAGCTCAGGGACTCAATGGATAACGACATCAGGTTACAGTTTTTAAAGACTCGTACTGGTGGGGGTATCCACCCTGAGGGTAAACAACATTATTGGAATGGTGACACTGGCAGGATTAGTGAGATAAGATTCTAACAGGCCCTTGTCACTAAAATTTTATTGGAGGACATATGAAAAGATATGACACAAGACTTAGAGATCACGTCAAAGCGACGGTCTCAATGGAGAAATGTTTAGAGATCATTGGTTGGGAGCCCCCTAACAGGGCCAAGAAGATACATAGTATCTATACCAGTGACACTACTCCTTCTCTCCACATCTATAGCGACAACTATCATTGTTACGCAACAGGTGAAAGTGGTGACGTAATTAAATTCACCATGGATGCATTAAAGATTGACTACCACACTGCTTTAAAGACATTAAGTGGGGGCGTACAGTTCTCACCTAAAAGGATCAAGCGAGAAAAGAAAGAGGAACTCAAAGACCTCAGAAAGATCTTTGATAGTCAGCTCGTGCCAGACCTTGAAGCAGCAGATAAAGCTAGAGAGCTGATCAAAAACAAGTGGCCCACTCTTACCCTTGAAAGGATCATGGCATACGGTGTGAGACTCACACCGGTGTCCCTTTGGGCTCCCCACACGGACGACCAAGGGATCATCAGAGGGATAAAGATTAGGACCATCCCAGCTGGGAACAAGTACTCAGTTGATGGGTCAAATTATTCCTCACGCCTTTACAGGGTGAGAGAAACCAACCCCATGGCAGAGACACTTATAGTATGCGAAGGAGAGTCAGATCTATGGTGCTTGCAGAACTGGGTAGACGAAGAGGGGCACGATTCAAGCATGAATGTTGTATCGCTCCCCTCAGGAGCTGCCATGTGGAGGACCAAATGGGCTGAAGAAGTAGAGAGATGGCCCCATGTTATCCTCTTGTTAGACAACGATGAAGCAGGCACCAAAGCCATGGATAGGATAGCCGACTCCTTGGGGAGCAGCTTAATAGAGAGGCCAGACATGCCAGAAGGTAGAGTAGCTGAGTCAATGGCACTAGGATGGCACCCTTTGTGCTAGTATAAAGGCATGGCTAACCCTAGCAAAGCTAAAGGAACGAAGTTTGAGAACGAGCTTCTACTTAAGCTACGTCAGGTTTGGCCAGAAGCCGACAGGGCTAAAGCCAATAACAAATCCAACGACTTTCATGGAGTACCGTTTCCTGTAGAGGCCAAGCACAGAAAGAGCTGGGCCATCCCAGCATGGTGCAGGGCATTGGAATCAGTATCAGATGATGGTCGTTGGGTTCTGGTAGCAGCTGCAGGGGACAGAAGATCTGCCACCGCACCACCTACTGTAATGGTGTTACCCCTAGAGTTCGGCATTGAACTACTCAAGGAGAAGTATGCCCACATACCAGAGAACAGCACAACAACGGAAGCTTGACAAGGAGAGGAGTGAAGGGTACGAGCATTACGTTTCTTCACAAATCACACGTCCACTGCTTACAAGGTTTAATGCTAAGGATGACTTAGATATTTACGCCCCCGGATGGTACATTGAAATCAAGGAAAAGCATTCCAAGATGACAGCTAGATGGCCATTGCCTGAAGGATGTGAAGAGCGTAACGCTTTCATAGTTGATGAGCTGTCCATTAGGAGAGCGATGAGACACTACCCTCAGGTGTTCTTCCTACTAAGAGACAACGTAGACAAGGAGAATCCACGTCTATTCATCGTGCCCATCTGGGAAATGATTACTCTTCCTAAGAAGAGAGTAAACAGAGAGGGCAACACGGGCCATAAGAAAGGCAAGTGGATTGTTGACCTTTCGTTATGTACTCGCCTAGCTCATGAAGACAAAGCACAAGAGTACTGCGAACATGCTATGGTAAATACCCCATGGCTCAACAGTGAGTGCCTAGGGATGGGAGTCAAGAACGTATGAACATCATTGGATTAGGATCACGAGCACAGGTAGGTAAAGATACCCTAGCTGATAACCTGTTCTACTCTAAGGTAGCATTTGCAGACGGAGTGAGAGAACTTGCCCTCAAGGCCAACCCTATTATTGGTGGTGGCATGCCACTTAGTGATTTCGTTAACGTGCAAGGCTGGGAAACAGCCAAGCAAACAGCTGAGGTTAGAACTTTCCTACAGAACCTAGGCCAAGGAGCTCGCCTAGTGGTAGGAGAAGACGTTTGGCTTAAGATAGTAACGGCCAAAATCAAAGAGCTCCAGAAGGACAAGGCCGTGAAAGGTATCGCAGTCACAGACGTGCGATACCCTAACGAATTTAAAGCTATCCAAAAACTTGGGGGGATTATGATCCGCATTGACCGTGAATCAGCTCCCAAGCTATCTCACCCTAGTGAAGATAGCCTTGACGATGCAGACTGGGATGCGGTAGTTGAAAACAATTTCACCGTTCCATACCTAGTGGACAGAGTTAGGGCAATCATTGATGAGAGAGATAATAGTTAACCCAGACATAATTAATTCTGTATTCTCACACGAGCATGAGCAAGACCATCCTCAGAAAGAGCATCTGATAGACCTTGTTGAGTCGCTTCCTGACAACCACAGGGATGTGGTGGAGCTCATTGTGTGGGGGAAGATGACGAAGGTAGCTGTCGCTAAGCAGCTTGGCTTCTCTCGTTCATACGTTCACAAGATATGGAAATCAGCCAAAGAAAGAATGAAAGATGACCTGCGAAACAATAACTAAATGGGGAAGGTGCCAACAGGATAAGCATGGCCCTTACACCTATTGTTATTTTCATCTAGCTCATTCAAGAAGTAAGGATAGTTTCATTGACGATTACTATCACAAAAAAATAGCTTTGAAGTTGTTGTCGCCCACTGGCAAGTACCTTAGTTTTTCTGAAGTGGACACTATGTTCTCTGGAAGAGTAAGGAATGATGGCCGTAGGTTAGATAAGTATGCACCATGACTGGCATGGGTGGAGACAAACCCAAAGTTATCGCATGGCAGCACTGGGTATCAGGAGAAGTCGGGCACACGTCCCTTCATAGGGTCCCAGTTGAACAGTTTGTACACGACTGCGACATGGAAGCGTCGTGCATGTGTGGCCCTGCTATTGTAGTGACAAGAGTAGCCGATGAGCCTGTCACAATAGCCCAACACTTTCCGTTGGAAGGCGAGTACTATGGAGAAGAGCACCTTGGTGATCTATTGTCAGGCCTCAACTATGAGGCGATCCCCGACGATGAAGACGAGTGGTAGCCTATTCCCCTGAGTAATCTAGGGCACCCTTTTTAGCGAACACAGAAGGGTCACCTGTCTTAGCGAACTCTTCCATCTTTGGATTGGTAGAGTTAACACCAGTAAAGCCTTTCCACTTTAGAGACTCAAGAGTCTCACGAGCTTCCTTCGCATCATAAGCGAGCCTACAATGAGGACACCAGATGTTCCCATCTCCGTCCTTGTCACAATGTGGGCAGTGCTTCATCGTTTCTTTTTCTTCTTCTTTTTCTTGCCCTTACTGCTGACGCTCCCATAAGAAGAGCTTAGCCGGACATTACCAGAAGGCATTATAGTTTCTCTAACTTGTTGTTCCAGTCAGCAACGGCACTCTTCAGTACGGACAGACCCGACGCAACTGCCGACACTGCAGCAGCACGAAGTGTTGAGCAGTCGGTCATCATCCATACAGCAAGAAAGCTCTGAAGCGTTGTGGCAACAGCACGTTCTAATACATTTATCCAATTTATTTCTTTCGCTTTAATAAAAGTTGTCATTATTTATTCTCCATATGCCACTCAATGTGGCCATCTAATCTTGTTTCAATACGCTCAGAACTTTCACCGAGGTTATCTAGTTTAACCTCGGTGACTCCATGTTGCATACTATTCTCTTCCCTAAGGTCAGCTATCTCACCTAGGACCTTACCTAATCGTGTTCTACTACCACGAATTTGTGCTACCACTGCTGTGATGACTGTTCCCAGTAGGGCAAAGCCCCCTGTAACAATCGCAGCGATAACACCGTCAGTCATTAGCTCGCCTTTCTCAGTGTTACGGTAGCTAAAAGTCTCAGCTGCTGTGAACTGGTGGAAGAACTATATATAATGTTTGCCCCTATCTCAACTGACTCGCAGTCATAAACAGAACTGGCACCTATAATGTGCCAGTCAATATCTTGAAACTTTACACGTTGCTGAACCAAGTTCCTCAACGTCCTTGCCCTAAGAGCCCCTGCACCGTTTCCATTCTCTGGCAGAGGGGCACCATTTAACCCAGTCAACTGATCGCCACAGTCTATAACAAACTGAACAACCTCATCTCGGAGGCCTATAGGATGATACATGGCTTGCAATATGGATAGCTTAGGAGCCGTTGAACCAGATGATAAAGCCAACGTAGCTTTCAAAGCAATGGTTTTACCTGTCTTGGCTACGTCAAACGTCTTACTCTTAACACCAGCAGAATTTAATGTGCCTACATCAACCCATGAACCCTGATTGTCAAGAGAATAATGAACCTGAATTGAACCGTTAGCAGGGACAGGGTCAGCTACTACAACTACCTCATCAAAGACCTTATCCAGTGCGCTAGCACCGTCAGCTATAGAAGTAACAATGTTACCAGAGGCAACATAAGATGACGTGTCCACACGGTACACGCCCTGACCCTGAACCGTCATGACAGGTAGGCCCTGCCATATATTAATAGTTTCTATGTCTCCATCAGCTCCTGTCTCATACCACTTGGCATACCCACCAGTAGGTAGGTACACGGCACCGACACCTGCCTTAGAGTTGGCCATAGTTTTCCAAGAGAAGTATAGGAAGTCACCAGATGTGGCAAAACCACCTACCTTATGATTAGCTGAGGTCCCGACAGGGGCCAGCTCGGCCACGACAGTAGCCACAAGAGCTCCTCTTTCGTTAGGAGCGCACTGCAATAGCAGTGTCTGTCCCTTACTAGCTCCCTCTGGCCTGTAAGCACGAACAAAAACAAACCCTCCTGCTGTCCCAACAGCAGTAGGGACCAAACCTGACGGTAATTCAAGAGCTTCAAAAGGGTATCTTTGGCCACCTGAGTCATTAAGACTCATGTCCCAACCCCAGATAGCTCCGTCAGAGCCGGACTCTACACCGAAATAAATAAAGCCACCAGCTTCACCACCTAAATGAACTGTTGAACCAACTGGGAAAGTAATGTGACCGCTTGATCTTTCCTCTGCACCTGACTGGTTAAGTGTAGTAAATACGTTGGGCGTAGAACCTGAGCTCTTTGAAGCTGCACAGATTCTACCTCCAGCCCATTTAACTTTGTAACAATCAACCGTAGACCAGTTAGCTGCCGGATCAGATGTAGTTCCCCTTAGCACAGCAGCTCCTGTAGCTGCATACCAGTACTGGCCATCAGAAGTGAGGTCTGTAATGGTGACAGCACCAGAACCATCAGTAATACTCAGAGCAGTCTCAGATCCTCCGGGGGTACTCACATGTTTCAATGCTGATGCAGCTGTTTGAGTGTACAGCACAGTGCCCACAACAGTAGACCTAGCAGAAGCATAAGTGTTATCAACCTCTTCAGTGTCTGCCTTGTTTAATAGAGTGATCTCACCTTCAGTAGTGAAGGGATCAATCCCCTCAGAAGAATAAAACATAGTGCCATCACTAGTGGCACGATTAAGCCATCGTTGGCCTGCACCACCAGTAGCGTCCGACAAGGACGCAAAGCTGTACCGTTCTATGGCCTCAGAAAAAGGAGTGTTAGTAGTGGCAAGCCTCTGTGGATCAAGGGGAACGACTTGCTTCCTATAAGCAGGGTTATCAGGAGAGTCAGCGATCATGTACCCCACGCCATTAATGCCCACCTGATAAATGTTGCCAACAGATTCAAGGTCATCGTAATCAAAGACATCATCTAGGTCTACGTCTATTACTACAATGTCCTCTGATGGCGTAGTCATTAGTGGCTCCTTATACCGTAATCATTTTTCAACTGAACTGAAAGCTTGTACCTTGAACCACTACTAAATGTGTAGGGAATATCGTATGATGTGGCCGTGCTCACGACCCACCCAGAATCGCTCAACACATTGTCAGTAGCGAACTCTTTCACCATGACCCTGTACTCTTGCTGTGTATCAGTGGCCAGAGACCATGCAACTGTTTGACCAGTGGCACCAGTGATCGTAATAGCACCACCTGAAATTGTGACACCCTCAAGGGTAGTCACTGTGCAAGCAGCATCGCCCCAAGCATATGTTATGGCCGATGAATCGCCTTCAGCCTCATACCTACTAATAGCCTCATGAGAGCTGTAATCATCTGATCGCACATCAACCTGCCAGTAAACGTCAGCACCGGCCCTAGCAGGAATGCCCTCTTCATCAGTATCAACCACAAAACTAGTATCAGTACTGTACTGGTAGCCAGAGTCATAATAAACAGTTGAACCGTCATTGTTCTGTGCACGAACACGGAAAGCATGTTGGGCATCTCCCTGTCCTTGCCCATACGTCCATGTGACGGTGCTATTAGATTCACTGTTTTTAGTGTTGCTTGCCGACACACTGGTAACAGTGGGTGAATCGTGTATAGGCCTACCGGCCACACCGTTTACCCCTATTGAGTTTCCACCTATACGCATAGTTGCGTTTGATAAATTCGTCATGGGGCCACATAGTCTAAAGTTATTACAAGCTTCGGAGGCGTTGCTTCCCCATTCCCATAAAACACAGCATACTCAGTATCTGCGCTCCCTGAACCTATGGCTGTTTTAAGAGCTGTAACTGAAGTATCATTTGTCAAAACCAATGGTTTAGCATCTGCATGATCTACAAAAGTTTGCATTTTTGTGCGATCACCACCACTACCGTTTAAATCCCATTTAGCAGTTTCATCTCTACTTAACGGGTCACCGCTTGAATATGTCTTTACAGCCGTAGTAGTAAAACTAACATTATCAGCATCTGGGCTACCATCAGTAGTATCTCCAGTATATGTAGCTATATACCAGTTTCCATACGCATTTCCAAGACCAGTTGCAGAGTCTGATGATGTCATTCTATGAAGCTCAATATAGTTTTCCGCAGTTCCTCCACTTGGGTTAACGTTAGTAATGTAAGGTCTTTCTGCAAGAACTTGAGCTAATGTTTGTCCTCCAGATTCTGTACTAAAACCAAATACGCCAACGTAAGGAGTGTTAGTTGAACCTGAATAAACACCAGTTCTAACAGCATCAGCCGTTGGTGTAGATGACCAAGATCCGTCATTGTGTCTAAAAGACTTTGACCTGTTAGCTACAAACGTGTATTTAACAGGATCAGATTTATTCCAAACAGTGTGCCAACCACCATCCTTACGAACCTGAATCTTAGTAGGGTTAACCCAGCTGCCATCTTTACGGACTTGGATCTTGGTCCCATCAGCAACAGTGTGCCAATCCCCATCTTTGCGAACTTGGATCTTAGCCATTAGCTTATGTCAAACCAGATGTCACCATCGGTCAAATTAGTAGTCGGCGTTCCAGTACAAACAAAAATTTGAGGCGTATCATTTACTTGATTACTAGCCACACTAGCTGCACCACCATGACTGTACGCTACAACAGGTATAGAGTTGCTACCTGAAAGCGTGCCAGTAAACGCTAAATTGGCAGTAATGTCCACATCGCCATCAATATCAACAACTCCAGATATATCTAGGGTAGCTGCATCCAGCTCACCAGTTAGGGTAACGTTACGCAAACTTGCTAAGTCTTTATTGCCGTCCACTACCAGTGCTTTAGAAGCGGTAACAGTACCGCCTGTAACACCATCAAGAACATTAATTTCAGCAGCATCAGCCGTGATAGCAGCTAGCTTAGTAAGGTCAGCAGCAGTCAAATCATCATCATCAAGATAGTTGATTTCTGCTGTAGTGGCTGTAACTCCATCCATGATGTTAAGTTCCGTATACGTTGCAGTACATCCATCAAGAATGTTCAACTCAGCGGCAGTAGACGTAACAGCAGTAGATGCAAGAACTAACTGACCATCAGGTACAACTACTCTAGCTGCCCCACCGAAAATAAGGTCGTCGGTGTCAGCATCCC